GACTGAAAACGGGCGAGGCGCTAGGACCGCCGGTCCGGCTTTCGTTTTTATCTGAGGAAAATCCGCCACTTAGGGCATAAGCGGAAGGGCGGTTATAACCGGCGGTTATTGAAAATCGTGGCTAGGACGTCGGGCGGGTCGCCGGGAGTGCCCGGATAGCTTGCCGCGCGCCTGCGTGGCACAGTGGCGGTTCTAGGCCCGGTTCCGGGCACGTCTGAGGGAGGTCCGCGACATGGGTAGGCATGCCACGAGCGCAGTGCTGAAGATATTGAACGGGAGTGCCCGGACCAATCCCGGCAAGGTGCGCGACGACGCTCGCGTCGTGCCGACGGACAAGGTGCCCGCGCTGCCGCCGTGGGAAGTGCTCGACGCGAAAGAGCGAGTGGTCTTCGATTGGTTATGCGCCGAATTCCTGCTCGGCTTCGTGCACGGTCGCCCGGACGGGCTGCTGATCGCGATCCTCGCGCAGACGATTGTGCTGCGCGATCTCGCGCACAAGAAAATGAAGAACCCGCGCGCTAATAAGAGCCACTTCGGCGAGTACAAACGGCACGACGAAGCCGTCCGTAAGCTGATGTTTGAATTGGGTTTTTCGCCAATCGGGCGAATGCGGCACGCGCCGCTGATGAGTGGCAGCGTCGGCGCGAAAACCGAATGGGATTCGCTTGCCTGATCTGCTCGATGCGGAGCGGGCGCGGCAGAACCCGTCAGCGGCAAGTTTGCCGGTCGGCACGCAGGCGCTCGACGATGACCTGATCGAACTCGCGGCGGCGGGTTATCCGAATGTCGCGTCGGCGTTTCAGTACGCCCGCGACGTCGCCGCCGGGCGGATCGCGACGGGACGCCTCGCGCGCCTCGCGTGCGAGCGGCACGCCCGCGATCTCGACCGGGTCGGCACGGCGGCGTGGCCCTACACGTTCGACTTCGCGAAGGCGGAGCGGGTGTGTCAGGTCGTGCAGCTATTCCGGGAGATCAAGGGTCCGCGCGCGCGGCAGCGGCTCATCCTGATGCCGTGGCAGCGGTTCGTGATCGCGTCGGCGTTCGGGTGGGTGTTCGTGAAGAACGGCGCGCGGCGGTTCCGCTATGTGCTGTGCTTCGTGCCGCGTGGCAACGGCAAGACGACGCTCGCCGCGCCGCTCGCGCTGTACATGCTCGCGCTCGACGACGAGGGCGGTGCGGAGGTCTACGCGGCGGCGGTGACGCGGCAGCAGGCGCGGATCGTGTTCGACACCGCGCAGCGGATGGCGGAGCGCGCGCCGGAGTTCCGCAAGAAGTTCGGCATCGACGTCACCGCGCACGCGATCTCGCAGCAGGACACCGCGTCGACGTTCCGCCCGCTGTCGCGCGACGCGACGAGTCTCGACGGGCTGAACGTGCATTTCGCGGTGCTCGACGAACTCGCGCAGCACAAGAACGGCGAAGTGTTCGACGTGTTGCAGACGGCGACCGGCAAGCGGTCACAGCCGATGATGCTCGGCATCACGACGGCGGCGAGCAATCAGTCGAGCATCGGGTTCGAGCAGTGGCAGTACGGGCGACGGCTGCTCGAACAGAAGATCGACGACGAGCAGTTCTTCGCGCTGATCTACACCGTCGACGAAGATGACGATTGGCGCGAGGAGCAGACGTGGATCAAGGCGAACCCGAATTGGGGCGTCAGCGTGATGCCGGACACGGTCGCGAACTTATGCTTGCAAGCGCAGCAGAGCGCAAGTCGGCAGAATGCGTTCAAGCAGAAGCATCTGAACATGTGGACGAGCACGTCCGTGCTGTGGATGAACATGCAAGTGTGGGACCGCTGTGCCGACCGCACGCTCGACATCAAGGAGTTCGCGGGCGAGCAGTGCATCATCGGGCTCGATCTCGCGGCGAAGGTCGACCTTGCGGCGAAAGCGAAATGGTTCCGCCGTGAGATCGACGGCGTGCTGCACTATTTCCTGTTCGTCGACTTCTATCTGCCGGAGGGCGCGTTAAGCGTCAACGACGCCTATGCGGGATGGGAGAGCGAGGGATGGATCACGACGACGCCCGGCGACGCGAACGACTTCGGGATGATCGAGTCGTCGCTGCTCGACGATCACGAGCGGCACAAGATCATCGACGTCGCGTACGATCCGTGGCAGGCGCGGATGATGGCGAACAACCTCGAAAATGCCGGACTCAGCGTGATCGAGTATCGCCCGACGGTCGGGAACTTCTCGCCGCCGATGAAGGAGATCGAGGCGCTCGCGCTGCAAGGTCGGCTGCATCACGACGGCAACCCGGTGCTGGCGTGGAACGTCGGCTGTGTGATGGTTCAGGAAGATTACAAGGCGAACATCTTCCCGCGCAAGGCGAAGAACGAGCCGCTCGTGAAGATCGACGGGCTCGTCGCGGCGCTGATGGGACTCGGGCGCTGGATGTTCCTCGACGCGACGGAAAACGCACCATCCCTAGTCGTGTTGACTTCTCCGGCAACAACAATTAGTGTGCCGGGTCATGCTTAGTCGCAACCGTCCGCCGCCCGACGAGCGCAAGGCTCACGGACCCGGACGCAAACCCCACAGCGACTAGCACACGAGCGACGGAGGTGGGTCCGGCTCGCAGTCACAGGAGTCGGTGCCATGAACCGCGCGATCCCGTCGGGCATCGTCTATCGCGAAGTGCGCAGCGCCGAAGTCACGGGCGCGGGACGCTTGCGCGTCGTCGCGTCCGACGAGACACCGGACCGTTACGGCGACATCATCCGGGCGAGCGGATGGGAACTCGGCAACTATCGCAAGAACCCCATCGTGCTGTTCGGACATTCGGCGCGCGACCCCATCGGCACGGCGAAAGTGCACGTCGAGGACAGCGAACTGATCGCCGATATTTCCCTCGCTGCGCCCGGAACGACACCGATGGTCGACGCAGTGCGGGCGCTCGTCGATCAGAAGATTCTGAAAGCGGTGTCGGTCGGCTTCCGACCGACGAAGGCACCGAATGAATTGAAAGACCCGAAGACGAACGAACGCACGGGCGGGTTCGAGTTCGTCGGGCAGGAGTTACTCGAAAATTCCATCGTCAGCATTCCGGCAAATCCGAACGCGCTGACACTGATGAATTCGTTTTCGCCCGCGATTCGTCGCGCATTACTGCGGACCGCGTCGGGTCCGCTCGATGTCGCACGCGCGCAGATCGCGGTTCTACGATTGGGCGTCGCCAATCATCAGCGGTAAGTTTGCCTCTGAACATCACACCGGAGACCCCATCATGGCGAACATCGCCGAACAAGTCGTAGCAATGCGCTCGCGGCGCGACAACGCGCTGAAAGCGATGCAGGACGCAGTCGATCTCGCGGGTAACGAAGACCGCACGTTCACCGACGAGGAACAGCGCGCGTTCGACAAGTTCAAGACGGAAACGGAAACCGTCAACGCGCACATCGAGCGGCTCGAAGCGCAGGAAAAACTGCTGGCACAGTCGGCGCGCCCGGCGGTGTCGGTCGTCGCGGCGGCAGCGCCGTCGAACGGCTACCCGTCGATTCCTACGCATGACCGCACGCTGCCGAAGGGCACGGCGTTCGCGCGCTATGTGATGGCGCTGATCGCCTCGAAGGGCAACATGATGCAGGCGGAGCAGATCGCGCGGAACTATTGGCGCGACTCGACGCCGCAACTCGCCGAACTGTTTCGCGCGATTGGGCAGTACGGCAGCGCGGCGGACTTCGTGCAGCATCAGAAGGCGGCAGTGACCGCAGGCTCGACGACGTCGCCCGCATGGGGCGGTGTGCTCGTGTACGCGGAGAACATGGCGAGCGAGTTCATCGAACTGCTGCGCCCGAAGACGATCATCGGACGTCTGCCCGATCTGCGTCGGGTGCCGTTCAACATTCGCATCCCGCGTCAGATCGGCGGGATCACTACGGCGGGATGGGTCGGGCAAGGGCTGTCGAAGCCGGTCGGCTCGCTGTCGCTCGACGCGGTTACGCTGCCGTGGGCAAAAATCGCGGTGATCTGCGCGATGACGGAGGAACTCGCGAAGTTCAGCGATCCGTCGGCGGAGTCGGTCGTCAACACCGACATGGTCGCGTCGATCTCGCTGTTCATGGACAAGCAATTCCTCGATCCGGCAATCGCGCCGGTCGCGGGTATCAATCCGGGCTCGATCACGAACGGCGTCGTGGCAATTCCGTCGACCGGCTCGACCGTCGCGCAAGTGACGGCGGACCTCGCGACGATGTTGTCGACGATGTCCGGCGCGAACGTGCCGATGGCGTCGCCCGCGTGGATCATGCACCCGCGCTCGGCGATCTACCTGACGCTGCTGCGCGGCGCGATGGATCAACCCGCGTTCCCGTCGATGGCGGCGAACGGTACGTTGCTCGGCTATCCGGTCGTCACGTCGACGGCGGTGCCGCTCGGTGCCGGTCCGGGATTCCTCGGGATGGTCGTGCTCGTCGATCAGCCGCAGATTTTCCTCGCCGACGAGGGCGGAGTGACGCTCGACGTGTCGCGCGAAGCCTCGCTGCAACTCGACACGGCACCGGCGACGCCGCCGACTCCGCTGACGTCGCTGTGGCAGCAGAACTTGATCGGCATCAAGGCGGAGCGGTACATCTACTGGATGCGCCGTTACGACCCGGCAGTGCAAGTGCTGACGGGCGTGCCGTACTAACGTCGGCGTGCAGGATCAGCCGATCAAGCGGTACAAGGCGCTCGCCCACATCATCGTGGGCGGGCGCTGTTTGCACGAGCCCGACGATGTGTTCGACATGGCGGCACAGCAGGGCGACGCGCTCGTGCGGGCAGGCAAGGCGATACCGCACCCGCCGCGCCGCTACAACCGGCGCGACATGAAGGCGGAGGAATGACCGACAAGCCGCACCTGAAGGGTCCGCCCGGCGCGATCAGCGAACGCTCGATGTTGCCGGTGCCGCAGCAGCCGCCGCTACCGGGCACGAATGTCGGACCGATCCGCGAGTCGTATCCGGGCGCGTGGCAGATGAACGCGCCGCCGGTTCACGTTGCGCCGCCGCTGCTGTCGTTCTCGGCGGTGTACGGATGCGTCAACGTGATCTCGTCGGACATCGCGAAGCTGCCGATTAAATTGTGGCGCACGCTGCCG